CCAAATTCAGATAATGTGTTGTTACGTTGTATGAAGTCTTTACCTTTCTGACTTATCATTTGCATTGATCGACCAATGTCTCCAGTTTTGGCAACCACTCCTCTAAAAGCAAGATAGGCTTCGTCAGTAGCTCTAATACCATCTAACAATGAGCTAAGATATGTAGTTCTAAATGATGTTTCTACTGATTGATCCATAGCCTCACCAGTAACCTTACCACCCTGGACTTTCTTCTGGATAACACCACCCATATCAACAAGACCAGCAACTATCTTTCTTGATGTAAGATTAACACTGGCAGTCAATCTTGTAACTGGATTCCACTTTAATTTTTCTAAAGCAATACCAGTTTCAGCCAATCCTTCATTGTCTAATAATTGTCTTAATACTTGTGGGTTATTTGGATTTACAGAAGCTCCAGCACTTCTAAAGATTCCTTCTTCGCCATTTTGTGCAAACTCATCAGCTGGATTTGTATTTGCTGTAATTCGTCTACCAAATAATCCACCGACTGTACCACCTATAAGACCAGCACCTAACAATGGTATAAGTGTTTGACTAAGTTCTTGTCTGCCTTCAGATTGTGATGCAATTAATAATTCTTCAGGTGCATATAATGCAGTGGTAAAAGCTGCACTACCTACAAATCTTTTTAAAAAACTGGTTTGGCTTAGTGTTTTGAATGTGCCAAGAGGTGCTAATGTTAACGGAGATATAAGTCCACCTAATCCAACAGCAAGTAAATTGCCATGTTCTATAGCATCTAAATCCTTTAAATCAGCATCTAACCTTTCTAACCTAACAGATGTTTCTTCTGCACTTGCACTATTAAGAAATCTCCACTCATATCCTTTTGGTATTTGTGTATCTTTTAGAGGATCATATGCTTCATCATCATTAAAACCAGTATTTTCTATAAGTCTCATAATTGATTGAGCTGGGGCATACTGTCTAAAACCAGCCATAAAAGATTCACCAAAACTATATTCTTCTGGAGCAACTAATGGACTTTTATAAACATCATTATACGTTGCTATTTGGTCAACATTTTCTTCTTCTATTTTACCAAGTATTTGTTGTTGTATAGGTTTGAGGTGTGATTCAATCATCTAGTTGTCAATCCTAAAGCCATAAACTCATCAAAATAACCATCTAAATCTTTTTGAGTTCCATCAAGTTTTAGATAAGGAAGTATAGAAGTGTATTCGATTTTGGCTCTATTAATTGAACCAGCTATAGAATTATAACTATTAACAAGACTTTTAAATCCTTCAGCATAATTTCTTGAACTAGCTATTTTACTCATAGTTTGATCTAAAACATTTTTAGACATAAAATTAAAACTATTAAGTATTTGTCTTACTGGCTCATTCTGAATTTTATTCAATGCTAAATAATAATCACTTTCAAATTCAGAACCCTGATAATTCCATCTATAATTGTTTGCAAGAGTTGGAAACCGACCATCTTCAGTTACAGCAACAACTCTATATGTTTGATTACCCACGCCATCATTATTGCCAATAAACATAATGTTACCATTATCTATTGCTTCTTGAACTACAGGGTCTTGTGATCCACCACCAAAAGATTGGTTGTAATCTCTTAACATATCTTTTGTAATTATTTCTTTTGTTACAGTTGGACCTCCAGTTGGGACAGAAGTTTGTGCTTCTCTTACAATGCTGTTACCTCTGATAAGATAAGCTTGTCCAGTTTCTGTATCTTCATGAATACTAAGATGTGGTGCTAATTTATATAATGATTTTTTTATGGCAGTGTTTAATCCATCAGCATCGCCTGAAACAGAACCTGTGGTTATCTGATACTTAACAAATTTTATCATTTCATTTTTAATTTTTGGATCTTGAATAATGGCATCTTCAAAATTGTTAACCCCACTTTGAGAAACAAATGCTTTTAAGGCACTGTTTTCGTAAGGGTCTCCACCAACTTTTGTAGTAAAATATTGTGTAATAAAATTACTATCTAAATATTCTTTAACAATATTAAAGCCATCATTAAACACTTCATCATCTGTTTTGCCATCAATTCTAAAATATTCTGATAAACTTCTATTAATTGATTGGCTTTGATGTGCAGTCCTAAAGTTATCAGCACTATCATAGAACATAGCTGAATCCATTAATGTGGAATTAAGACCACTATCACTAACAATTCTTTCAAATGCAGATTCACCATTAGCACGGCTTTCTTTTCCATACTTCATCATTACGTTTTGTTTTATTGTGGCGTAAGTCATTTTAGCTAATGAAAAATTTTCATCTTTAAGAGTTCTAATACTGTTAAATGTCTGCACCAAATTTTGTGGAATATAACCAAAGCTTTGAACAGTCTTGCTATAAAAATCTATACTTGCATTTCTTATACCCTCATTAGGACTAAGAATATCGTAGTTAACATCTGCTCCATCAAAAACAAAAGTTTTGGGCAATATTTTATTCTCAAGTGTCTGCTTTTGGGTAATGCTTAATCCAATACCTCTATCTTGATTGATGCCTATTTTACTCATTTCAAAAGCTTCTATTTGTTTTTTTATATAATCATCTCTGTATCTTAAAACTCTTAAAGACCAGCTTTTTTCTGTATATGCAAACTCACTACCAACACCAATTATACTTTTATCTTTCAACGATCTTATGTACTCAGGTTTTAATAATTCAGAAGGGTTAATCATTGGTACAGATTCATTGCCATCAAACATACGTTCCATCTGTGCAACATAGGAATCATTAGATATTTTTAATGTTTCTTTAGCTAAGTTACCATTAAGTTCAATGATAGCTTTCTTGTTAGTTACATTAATGTCTTTGTGATTAAGGTTTTTTGTAAGTTCATTTATCTGGTCAACTTTACCCCTATTCTTTAATATAAGTGGGGTTTCATTTGCAAAATCTACCTCAGTTATTTTTCCTGGGGGAACTAAATTGTTTTTTATAGCTGATATTTTAAGGGATATATTATCATTTAGAACTTTAGATATATTTGTGTTAACAGACTTTTGATATGTAGCTCTAGCTTTGAGAAAACTTACCTGATCTTTAATATCTAATTCATTTATTTCAATATCACTAACTGGTATATTTTTATATAAATTTAGTTCAAGTTTATATTTTTTTTCATTGGATATTCTAATTCTTTCTTGTCTTGCATCAGCTTCTTGTGCTTCATAGATTGCAATTTTATTTTTCATTGCATTAGATACTTTGTCTCCATCTATGTTCGGATCGTTTGCAAATGATTTACGTGTATCAATTGCCATTCCTAATAGTTCAGATATAGATACACCAGCTTCATAAGCCATATCCACAGCATTAGTTGCCACACCAGTTTGTAATGCTTGGTTATATTGTGTCTTGGCTTTTTCAGCTTCAAATGAATTAGAGGCATTGTCGTCAATCATCTGAAATATTTTAGGTTTGTTATTTTGTATATACATTATATCTGATGCATCACCACCATTTGAGATACTATTAATCTCAAGTGTCAGCATATTATTTAAAGCTTTTTCTGCATTAAATAAATTACTAGCCTTTACATCGGCTATCTGCTTTGCAGATGCTTTTCTTGTTGCCTTGCCCCATATGTTACTTAACGTAGGACTGATAACATTAAACACTTCTTGAGAGACTGTACCTTTGATACCACTGATATAACTTTCCCCAGCCGTTGAAACTATCAGCTTACCAGTCTCATCAATCTTGCCTTCATTTTCTAGATAAGATTGATTAGCTACATCTTGTGCATGATTTTGTAATGATAAACCATAACTGTTAATAGCTTCTTTCTTGAAGTATTGTTGTGCTTTTCTCAGATTGGCTTTGTTATATATATCAGCCGTAAAAGAATTAAGACTCATCTGATCCAATGGCTTCGGTACTTTGTTACCTTGAGCATCTGTGATTGTCTCTGATCCTATTTGTCTACCAGCTATCTCAGCTTTGAGAACAGTATCTTGAAACTGGTTATCATCTACAAACTTGGTGACATTTGATACAGTATTAGCAATATTTTGTGTAGCTTGTGCCATAGCTAATGCACCACTAGATGTGTCCATAGCTACTGGTCTTACTAAATTCTGTCTTTTGATTGTTCTTTTTATAGCCATCTAACTATCCTTATTTTGCATAATAAGCTTTGGTAGCACTTCCAGCAGCATTACTAATGCCACTTATCATTGCAGCTTTGCCTTTGAGTTTACTTTGCTTTGCTTGTAACTGGAACTTACGTCTATTCTGAACACCCATTAATTTAATAGCTGACACATCAGCATTAGCTAGTTTAGTTTCACGTCGTTTTATATTAGCAATACTTCCACTTGAAACAGCTACACCACCACTACCAGCACTTGCTGATATAGATGCTAATTTCGCATTTAACTCAGCCGTTCTGTTTATAGCTTCTTGGTCAGCTTGTATCCCAGCTATCTGAGCTTGTTCATAAGATGCTTGTGCATCATTTGCATATGCTTTTTGTGCTTGCCTAGCTGCTGCTAAACTCATTACTGCACTTACACCATAACCGACTGCTCCCATTAGACCTCCACCTCTAGCAATATACCATTCAACGTCATTGGCAATGGTTCCTCTTGTGTCACAGTTACTCTCCCTTCTTTGGACCAACCAAGTAAATACACTTCTTTTCTTTGTGTTAATGATGTTGGCTCTTGTGAGAAATCATCTGTCACTGATCTAAGAAGTATTCTTGTCCCACCAGCTTTGACATTCAATGTGGACACTAAATCCAAAACAGCTCTGACAACTCTACGTTTCTGACCGACACTAATACCATCTGGTAATTGCATCTCAGGAGGTAGGGTTGTTATCTCAGGTGTATAAGCCAATCCTATTTCCACTGATGTAACAGCTTCTCCTAGTGTAACGACACCACTACCATTTGTAGTAAATGTTCCCAGGGCATAATTACCTGATCTTACTTGTACGGCTGTATTAGGTAAATGGGCTACAGTCCATGTAGCTGTTGCACTACCTGATTGCTGAGACGACATATCCAAATAATAATCGTTCTGAAACAGTTCTAATGATTTGACTGTTGCACTATTAATCGTTCTTTCAACAACTGTGTATATCTGTCTATTAACATTGACCATGTTCTTGAATGATCCAGTCGTATCGTATCTAACCCAGCCTTGTACCTTTTCTTTTCTAATAGACATAAATACTGGCATATGACCATCTGTGTTTAGAAGATATAGATAACCTTCCATCTGATCGGCAGATTCACGTTGAGCTTCAATAGCTGATGGTGTGCCAATGATGTGTTCAGATAATAATGTTATTGAATCTGAATTGTAAGCTTGTGAAATGTCTGAAAATATAAACTCACGTATTGCACCTTTTGACTTTGTTAAAAAGACTATGGCTCCATCAAATTCTTGAGGTTGAACACTTCCTGACCCATAACTTGTCTGCTTTTTGACTGTAATCGTTGATGGTGTAAGAGGTTTGTTCTCACTTGTTGGCACGTAGAGTTCTTGCTCAGATGTAAAGATTGTAAGAAATCGAAATGACTGCAAAGCTTTAATCTCTGAGACCTGTGCTTCTGCGATTTGTATTTGTATGGATTCATCATCATTTCCAGTTCCTACATCAAAGTTTGTAAACTCAGCTATCTTTGACATAAATAAAAAATTAGGCAGATCACGACTGCCACCGAATATCAATCTCTGGTCATGCAATGTAACAGCTCTTGCATATCCTCTAATAGAACTAAAGACTGGTTCTTGCCATTGTGTTATTGCATTTGTATTGGCAACAGCTCCTGATAGTGTAGCCGTAACAGTTGTGGCATTTGTAAATGCAGTAATTAAAGCATGACGTACTGTGTTAGCTGAATCCACCAGCCTTAAATACAATCCGTTATAAGCTGAAGTAAAAGCATCGGCACTTGATGTTAATGTTACAGACCCACTTGTTCCACTAGGAGTTATTGTCACACTTCCTGTTGCAAACTTGTAATAGGGTTGAAAGCCAAGACCTGCTGATGTATCGAAAGCAAATTCTGTTCTTGAAAAGTTAGTTGAGCTTGTTCTTTGTAGTTTCTGCATTGGTATTGCTGGGTGTGTAATAAACATAGTATCACCACTTTGTGAGACAACCAACGATCCAATATGAGCAGTAAGCCAAGGGCAACTTGTTATTGTTTGTAATATTGCCGTTGGATTAGATATATCAACAATACGTAGTTTGGTATTACTGAAGAATAATATATAAGCTTCATCTTCATCATAGACATAAGCTTCGGTTTGGTAATCTTCGTTTGCAAGACTCTGGAGATACTTTAGTCCAGGTCTTCTAGTGCAACCACCCTGAGCCTTTAACCTTACGTTACGGAGTCTGTATGCTCCATTACGATAAGCTTCAGCATCAACTCTAGATGATAAAAGAGGGGATAACTCCCCTGATGAAAAATTGGTCGTAAATTGTCTTAATAATGCCATTCATTCAACTTTCAGCAGTCCCTTCGATCTTTGCAAAGATACCAGACCCTAATCTTATTCTATGATACCTACTTAATGCCACTTGCTGAGTTGTCACTTGTTGTGCATCTCTGGCTTTGGCTCTCCTAAATTGAACGTCGGCTAACTGACTATATGATCGTGCAATATCTGCTTTTCGTGTAACTGATAAAGCCAAAATTGATGCAAGACGATATATAACCCATAAGGTAAAAGCTGGAGGCCAATACTGTGTATCAACCCTAAAGATATAGTTAAGAACAACTCTGTCATTCTCACTAGCATTTAGGTATATGTATCTCTCATATATATCATATTGCTGAACGGAATCTTCAATTGTTACAGTCTGCACTTGTATAACGGAAGGTTCTGTAGGCAAAGCATAAGCAGCGTCCCAACGATCTACTGGGGCATCTGCTAATCTTGATAATTGAATCTGACCAGTTGCAAAGTTCCAATTGTTCTGAGCAAGACAATCTTCGACTATATCCTCATAACTTGTATTCATTACCAAAGCTTCATCTGTAGCTTCAGTAAATGAGGACAAAGGCTCCATACCTACCAAAACCATAGCTCTTTGTGCAACTTCAATGTCGGTCTTGGCTGTATTTGGCATTAAAAAGGCTTACCTTTATCAAACATAACTTTGTTTTTCTTTGGTTTAGTTTTGTATAAATTTTTACCCATAGTTCGAATATTTTTACTCTTTTGAAATTCTAAAAAAGCACCATGTGCAACACCTACAATTAAGTTTCCAACCCTTTCAGGAGAAGACATTTCACCAAAACCTTTATTTTTCTTCTTACTGAAATAATTCATAGTATTCTTTTTATTATTGTAAGAAGTTTGTGGATCGTTACTATAATTAGGCATATGAGGAACCTTTCTTCTTGTTGCCCATAGTCTTTTTATTTTTACTTAGTCTGTCATTATACTTAGCTAAGGCAGTTAAGCCCTCCTTAGTATATGGAAATTCTTTACCATCTTTAGCTTTTGGCATTAACTTTACCTCCTAGTTTTACTTTTGGTCCGAAAGTTACTGAGTAACCACTATTAGAGGAAGTAGCCTTTACAGCTACCTCCTTCTTTTTTGTTGTTGGCTTTTTAGCCATTAGTCACTATCCGAAGCACTTAGTGTTGTGATGTTATTCACGTCCACTACCGATCCGTTGTTAGCACTTACAACAAACATTCCGTAAACTGGTGTGCCACCAGTCGCTGTGTTTGCAAAAATAACATCGCCAAGATTCATCTCTGAAGCCATGCTATTAAAGTAACCAGCACCATCTACTACTGTAGATGCGTCTGTTGTTGTATAATGCCACATATGGAAACCATTACCTGAATAGGAAACTAAACTTAAGTCTGCTTGTACTAACGCCATGTCTACCTCCTAGTTCTTTAGTTCCATTTCAAATACACCTTCACCATCGATTAAGACTGCGTTCTGTTGCATTTTATTTAATACAAAGTAACTGTCCTTGTCGTTGTGATATTGCATATTTGAAGTTATGTCAGTGCCAATTGCATGAGCAATCGCATCTCTGTGATAAGCAAAACACTCTTTGTGCGTTGTACCAGCAGCTCCTGAACCATTTAATCCAGTTAAACCACCATGGGCGAACCACATGAAGCCTAACCATCTCTTAGCAGTTACGCCAGTTGGGAAAGGTAAATCTCCTTCTCCGACATAATTTGTTCTTGAGAATTGATCGATAGCCATTAACTGTGACCATTGCTCCCAACCAACAACACAGTATCTCTGACCATCATCAGGAACTTCGTTGTTACCAAACTTTTCCATAAGCTCTAAAGCCCATGCTAAAGTTATACCATTGGTAGTTTCGTCATGTGCAGAACTGGTAGTTGTCATCTGAGCTAAGATTAGATCATCTGTCTTTCTACCAAGTGCATATGCACCTGACTGTTGAGCAACTTGCATTTCATCGTGGTTTATTCTTAACTGGTCTAGATCATCGACCCATTCCCCAGCAAAATAATCCTCAACTGTTACATTTACGTTTGAGTGTGCAAGATTCATGGGTGCTATGTTTCCATGTCTTGCTTTAGTAGTAGCAAAACCTTTACCGATCTTTTGGAATGTTGTCTTGTTCTTCACACCATTTCTAGTACGAACAGTATTCCTAAGCTTTGAACCCATTCTTTGATACGCAACGTGTACCCCAGATTCAAATTCTTCAATAAAGGAAGTGCTTATGGTTGATAAAGCCATTAAAGCCTCCATTAAAGGTTAAAATTATACTATTCTGGTTATTCGCTTCACCACTACATTGAAGTTATTCCATAAATGGGCTTCTAAGTAATTCTACGAGCCTTCAAGCAATTTCAATCTTTCAGAAATCAGAGACTTTGTTAATTCACATTACTATGCACGTTTCCTAGATAGCTGATCTGCCATAGCTCTTACTTTAGCTACATGAACAGGATCACCACCATTCTTCCAATATTTAGGATCTCTTTGAGCAGCCATTAAGTCTTCTCTGCTTACAGATTCCTGAAACTCAGTTGATGATGTCATGTTGAATTTTGGTTGACCGTTTAACTGCATAATAGATTCAAAGAACTTAACCATATTAGCTGAAGCTGGTATGTCAGCAAACGTACCGTAATCTTCTTCGGCTAGGACAGAATTAGCCCATGCATCAACTCTTTCAAGTCGTCTATCTGCGTGTTCTCCCAATGACTCACTTTCCACGTTCCAATCAGGACCAGACGTTTGTTGCATTGTGATATACTCAGATACAAAGTCATTAAACTCATTATTGGATAATGCCATGTTATGTGCCTTATCTCTAAACCAACTGAGCATATGATCGTCTTCTGCAATCTCTATTGCATTGCCGTCTTCGTCCTTCATCTCAACTTTGTAATCCCCAGGACTTATTGGAACTTCTTTAGAAGCATCGTCATTTAGCTCTTGAATAAGTTCTTCTTTAATCTCATCACGACGTGTATGAAACTTTCTTTCCAAGCTTTCATAAGATGTTTTAAGTTGCTCAGGTGTTTCAAACTTTTCTGGCAACCAGTCAGGTCTTTGGACTTGATCTTGTTCGACTTGGTTTTGCTCTCCTGTGTCGTATGCAATGGTGCTTTGGACTTCTGTATTGTTGCTTTCATTGCTTTCTGTAGTTGTTTGTTCATCAGACATATTTTCTCCTTGTTAACAGTCCCACTTTCTTAATGCTTTATTAATACGGCTATTTGGATCATTAGCCGTTTTCTTACTTGTTAGTTTCTTCTTCATACCCATCATTCTCTTACAAAAACTTCTTCTTCTTGCTGCTTTCTTAGGACTTTTCTTTGCAGCTTTTGCAGAAACTGGGGGTTTGATATTCTTCCCTTGACGACGTAAACTTGCTCTGCCTTTGGCATTGAGTCCTCCACTTGGACTTTTTCCTTCCTTTCTCTGCCATGCTGGTGATGCCATTTAAGTCTCCGTTTTTGCATAGGTTGGTTTCTTGCCACCACCACTAGGATTACTAGATTTCTTTCTATTGGAAGCTTGTCTCTTTTGTTTTACACTCATTCTATTGGCTTTTGCTGATGGAACACATTTAGGATAACCTCTGCCATCTCCCATCTTTCTTCCACAAGCTGGGTGCTTACCATCTTTCTTTGTGGATATATCAACCCACTTTTCATTGAACCATTTTGTTAAACTCATGCTGACCTGTACTTGCCACCCATTTTCTTATATTGAGTAACCAATTGCCCACTAGCATATGCCGAAGGCCATTTCTTTACCCTACCTTTAACTATTGCTTTTGCTCTTGCATATAAACTTGGATTAGTTGGTTTACTCGCCATTTTTTCTACCCATTTCTATTCTGTGTTTTATTAAAGCTACGATCCATCTTTGCCCTTCATAGTGAGCAAGATGTTCAATTCCCAATCCCGAACTGTGAATGTTGTTTGTTGTAATATTTTCCAAATACTGAATGAAAAGTTTGCCAATGCCTGAACCAAAAAGAGCATAGGCTTTACTATTAAGATCAGTTTCAACTTCAGTAGTGTACGATCTACCATCAACCGACGCATTTACTTTCTCCTTTGTCATTGACCCATTCCTTGCTGTTGCATTAATTGCATAGCCATATCAATATTGCCTTGAACCTCCTGTCTGTTTGCAAGTAGTTCTTCTTTGACACCAAACTTAGATGCCAAGTATTTGATTACTTTTTCCTGATTGTATAATGCTGGTGTTATTTCTGGACCAAATGTACCAGCCACTGTTTGTTGGAATCTTACAAAGTCAGCTACGTCTTGCTGATCTTGAGCCCTTAGTAACGGAGATACTGGTACAATTCTTATTTCTCTGCCGTCAACCTTTGGTATATCAAGAATACCTTGCTCCGAATAGATAGCCACAACTCTTTCAACCAATGGGTGCAAGAATTCTTTTTGCATACGTCCTGCGACTGCTCCCATATCTCTTGCCACGTCAGCAAGCCTTTCTGAAACTTCCGTTGCTGATAACGGTGTTTTTG